GATGAAGCTATTAAACGTCTTGCAGCTGCACAAGGTATTGATGTTCTTAACTTAGTTAAGTCCATGGATCAACAGCAGCAAGAGGCACAAGCTGCACAAGACGCAGAGATGGATCAGACTATGGCTTCACAAGCTGGATCATTTATGAATTCTCCTATCGCTGACCCATCTAAAAACCCTAATGCAGAGGAGATGATTGCAAATGTCACAGGTCAAGCCGACCAGGCCGAAGCGGGCGCCCCGCTCGAAGCCCAAGACCCAGCCCAAGCAAACGCTTGAAGGCACAGATATCGCTAAACCCACCTCTTTCGAACCCAATCAGTTTAAGTATGCACAAGAAACCATGATAGGTGAACCAACAATTCATCCTCCTGGTGGTATAGTAACAACTGTTGGTCTCGGAGGATTAAAAACAGAAACAAATTATGGCAGTAAATCTAACGTATGACCCTAGTGATGACCCAGAAGCTATTGAAGCAGCCGAAGAAAGAGACGCTGCTTCTCTAGAAGTTGGTGAAAAACTAGCTGAAGAGCAAGAGGCATTACTAGCTGGTAAATATAAAGATGCAGAAGAATTAGAGAAAGCTTATATTGAATTGCAAAAAAAGTTAGGCTCTGATAACGAAGAAACCACAACAGAAGAAGAGGTTGAAACTACTAATGAAAAGGATGAGTCAACAGATGATGAAGACTTTAATCCTTTTGAAGATGATCCTCAAGCTGATGTAGTCTTTAAAGCATCAGAAGAGTTTGCTGAAAATGGAGAGATCACACCTGAAACTGCTCAAGCTATAGAAGAAATGAGTGGTAAAGAAGTAATGGATGCTTACACTCGTATCAATAAGATGGTAGCTGAAGGTGGTTATGAAGATCCAGGTGGTGATCCTCCAGCTGAATTAGGTGATGAAGAAGTTACAGCTATTCAAAATGCAGTAGGTGGTGAACAAGCCTATGCAAATATGATAGGTTGGGCACAAGAAAACTTCACTGATGGAGAGATCCAAGCTTACGATAATGCTTTAGAATCAGGTAATCTTTCTACTATTAACCTTGCTTTACAAGCTTTGTATTATAGATATGCAGATGCTAATGGATCTGAAGGAGAGATGATCCAAGGTAAAGCTGCTACAGCTGTTGATGGCTTTAGAAGTCAAGCTGAAGTAGTCCGTGCTATGGATGATCCAAGATATGAAAACGATCCTGCATACAGACAGGATGTATACCAAAAATTAGAACGATCAAACATTAATTTCTAAGGAGAATTACACATGGCAATGGGTTATGATCCAGACAGTACCACATTGATTGCTGATAATGCTATCACTTATGTAGTACAGGCAGCTGGTAACAGTTGGTTCCTTGCACCATATAGAATGCAAGGTAGCATAGCAAGCTATGAACATGCTAAAGTTTCACCCAAAGGTGTTGAAAGCGTTAATGCTTCACCACCTAACACAGGTGCCAGTGCTACTGGTGCTGACATAACTCCACCTACCTCCACCCAACACCTTTACACAAGTCAACTACCTTAATGACAACACTCTCAGTACAAAAATCTCCCCTCCAAAATTGGGATAAGTTCTGTGACTGGGTTACAAGCACCAACAACCGCCTCTATGTGGGGTGGTTTGGTGTCATAATGATACCCGCACTCTTAACCGCAGCTACATGTTTTATAGTAGCATTTATTGCTGCACCACCCGTCGATATAGATGGGATACGTGAACCAGTCGCAGGCTCTTTTCTATATGGAAACAACATCATCTCAGGAGCCATTGTCCCAAGCTCCAATGCAATTGGGCTACACTTCTATCCTATCTGGGAAGCCGCAACAATTGATGAGTGGCTCTACAATGGTGGACCATATCAACTCATCGTCTTCCACTTCCTCACTGGTATCACAGCTTACCTGGGACGCCAATGGGAACTTAGTTACAGATTAGGAATGCGACCATGGATATGTATAGCATACTCAGCACCAGTTGCTGCCTCGTTCGCAGTATTCCTAGTATACCCATTCGGTCAGGGGAGTTTCTCTGATGGTATGCCTCTTGGTATTTCTGGTACT